TCTTTTCCACAATGGTTAGGTCCTAAACATATTTCAACACCTTTAACCTTGATATTAAATAATGTTATTATATGTTTATTTTTAATCATATTCAATGTTGTAATATTTATTTAATCAATTTTATAGAAATATAAATATAATTGAAGAACAACAGTATGTCCATTTGTTTAAATATGATTGTGAAAAACGAATCCCATATTATTGCACAAACTCTTGAAAACATTTGTACCCATATGAAGATTTCGTATTGGGTTATTTCTGATACGGGGTCTACGGATGATACCAAATCTATTATCCAAACTTTTTTTACTAACAAAAACATACTAGGTGAATTGGTCGAACACGAATGGAAAGATTTTGCGTACAACAGAACCAAGGCCTTGGAATGTGCCTACGGAAAAACAGATTACGTCTTTATATTTGATGCCGACGATTCCATTGAAGGAACCATCACTTTACCTAAACTTACAGCAGATAAATACATGTTTACTTTTGGAACGGACTTTTCCTACGAACGTCCCTTATTGATGAACAATCGTAAAAAGTGGTTCTACACTGGTGTGCTGCACGAATATTTAGATGCCAGCGAACCAAGACAAAGTAGTTCCATTAAAGGTAATTATTATCTCATCTCAGGACGAACTGGTGCCCGAAGCAAAAATCCAAATAAATATTACGATGACGCCATTGTGTTAAAGAAGGCCTATGAAATAGAACCTCGTAAAGATTTAAAAACGAGATATTGTTTTTATTGCGCCCAAAGCTTTTTAGATGCCCAACATCTGGATGAAGCCATTGAATGGTATAAAAAAACAATTCAAGAACGAGGATGGACGCAAGAAATATATCATGCGTGCATTCAATTAGGAGACATTTATAAAACGAAACAAGATTACCTCAATATGCAAGTGTACTGGTCAAATGCATCCCTATATGATACGGAACGAGTTGAAGGGGTTGTCTTACTCATGGAAGAATTTTACAAACAAAATTGTCACGTTATGGTCAATGCCCTTTATCATCGTTGGAAAGACTATAGTCACGACTTAAAACAAAAATTGTTTTTACGTGTCTATTTATACGAGTACGAGATTGAATATTACAATTCGATTAGTGCCTATTATCTTCAAGATTTTGAATCTGGATACCAATGTTGTAAACAAGTTATTATGCATCATAAAAACGAAACTAAAATAAAACAAACGTTCAAAAATTTGCTCTTTTATAAGAGTTATTTACAAAAAGATAAAAAATTTCTAATGTCAATAAAAAATAAAGTAGATGCCAACTTGTATAAATTATATTTAAGATAACACATCATATTCTTCAAGCATTGAATGAACCATTGATAATATTTGTTTTCGTTCTACATTATAAGGACGGATGGCCTGTTGTGCTTCTTCATTGGTAAACCACTTCAAGTCACTCACTTCACTTTCTTGAAAAGGAGAATGGGGTAAAGAGTGATTGCTTTTGGCAACAAAATATTTGTGCTTGTAACATTTATAATTTGACCCAATAAAAATTTCTTCATAGGGAACAATATTTTTGATAAGCTGTAAATCTTTACGATGATACCCAGTTTCTTCTTCGTATTCTCTATACGCACATAACAAATCTGATTCATAAGGATTTTTACGTCCTTTGGGGAATCCCCATTCAGGTTCAGTCCATGCTGTTTTACTTTGTTCGATGCATGTTTGTAAAGAAACCCATTGGTTTTCTATCATACACCCTTGTTTCATGATGTTAAATTTATCTTGGGCATTGATTTCTTCGTACGTACCGTCGGGCTTGGTGCACCATAAATCTTCCCACAAATGATAAAAGGTTTGAGTTAACAGATTTTGTTTTTCTTGCAAGGTCATTTCATCCACTAGATTCATGACATGAGCTATAGAATAAAGTGAATATTTACCACATAAAAAATCCACATACCCCAATGTCTTTTTCCTACAAATCATTAAATATTGTTTGTGTTCATTTACATTAATGATTCCAATACTAACAATCGGCATTTTACATTGTTTATACATATGAAATGGTTTACCGCAATTATTACATTTATTCATTAGGTAGTTATACTTTTATTCTTTTAAAATAAAATAATATATATATCTATGAATGTAATCAAAATAGGGTTGATTAAAATTCCACCTTCATATAATGAATACTTTAAACTAAAAAGCAAATATAAAACAAAATGTCCCCGATGTAAGGCTTTTCATTCACTTACGTTTAGTGAAGACAATCGCATTTTAAAAGTAGTATGTATTACACCACGCTGTGCTAATAATATGGAAATTGTAGTGCCTAACTATATTACGTTTGACCAATTGTATAACATTCACAAAGCAGAATACATTGCTATAACAAATCGTATTTTAAAAGAAAAGTTTGATTTAATGTTTGAATATAAAAAAACAATTGATATTGCAACTTTAAAAACCGATTACGTACAAAAAAAGCAAGCGTATGAAGAAACAGTTGGTCGTTATGAAGAGCAATTGCATGAAAAAATGACACGTCAATACGAGTTGGAACAACAGCGTAACGAGTTGATACGCCTTTTGCATACTGGTAAATCTATTCCTGAATTGAATGATGTTATGAATCAAATGCATCAATCTTCCTATCTTAAAATCAACCAAGAAATGGTACGCTTGCCTGAATTTGAAAGAGACATTATGGTTTAAGCTGCACTATGTAAGCTTTGCGTATAAGGATTTTGTTTGAACGCTTGTAATAAGTCAGGAGTATTTCGGTCTTCTTCTTGATAACTTGTAGGGGTACGAATATCTCCACCGTATAATTCTATATTGGGAGAGGCTTGATGTAACCTTGACCCTACATTTCCAGTATAAGGCTTATGCATGCTAGAACGATAAGAACTGGTTGTTTGGTTAATGGCGGGGTTAAACGTTTGTACATTACCGCCAGCAATACGTCCCTGAGTCATGCGATTCGCTGAAATTGATACGTTTAAATCGGGTTGTGTTGACATTGGTAATACACTCATACCAACTCCCATATAACTTACGGAAGTGGTATCTCTTTCCGTTTGGATTGGCTGATGTTCATTCACGTGATATCCACCATCCGTGACGGGTTTATACATGCGACTACCAGTTTGATACGGACTATAGATAGTACTTTGTTTTATAGTAGGAGGCACAAAGACGTCTGGAAGGGTTGGATTGGATACGGTAGTTCCCATGTTACCGCTTCGTGTTAATCCAAGTATGTCTTCTTTTTGAGTAGGTCGCACTAAATCTGTAATGGGTGCGGTAATAGCACTAATAAGTCCTCCCATTCCTCCAAAGAAAGAAGAGGATTGAATGGAGCGATTGGTTGGAACCAACGGATTGGTTGTTCTATCATCACTTTTATGTACGGATGAGAAAGCTGGCGTCATTTGTTCCGACCCTAATGGTTGTCTGGTGTCCGCTCTGTACATTCCGTGTTTGGTATGTGATTGAACCCCGCCATTTCCGGCAGGTCCAGAATACGATTGACTTGTTGTAGCACGATGAATGGTTGGGTTGGGTTGTTCCGAGTGTTGAGTAGGCCCAAGCGTTGAACCCGTTGTAGTTAAATAGCGGTCAGGAGTATTTATGTAAAAAGTATCAGGCAAATATTTTTCTACTTTACCTTCAATCCCTATATTTTTAACCAAGGTTTGTGCAGGTCCTTCATGTGTATCTAAGGAAAATGTTGTTTTTGGTTTAGTCGCAACTCTTAATTCATTGACGGTTTTATCAATCCATGTATCACGTGCTTCTGTGCCAGAATTGAATCCACCACTTCCTTGAAACCCATATCCTTGGTTCATTCCGGGGGCCACGTGTATTTCTTGAAACGGTTTTATACTGTTCATGGATTGGCTTGGATTCACACGTGATTGATAAAACTGGCTTTGATTTGGTGAGCCATTAGCCCATTGAATGTTATCTTGTGGTTTAAATAAAGGAGATATTTCTTTTTTATTGATTTTTAACGAACCTGCCCCATTGACATCTAATATTTGTTCCGATTCAAAATTTGTCAATGTGTTACCTATATTTTTAGACTTTCCAAAATAAGGAACCATATTACCGCTATACTCATTTACATCTACGGTTCTGCCAGCCATGTCTGTAAACGGAGTTTCTTTTGTGGGTTGCTGATTTGGTTTATGTAAAAATTCGGAAGGCCTTGATACGGCAAACGATTCCTTTTTATTCGATATAATATATAATCCACCAAGAGCAACTAAAGGGATTGCTAGTTCCATATTATAGACTTACATTTTTCCTGTACCAAAGATACGTAATCCCTACAACCAACACTATAATTAGATTGAATTTTTCTTTCCAAATTCGTTTTAAACGTGTTGGCGGTGTTTCAAAATGTTTTAAAAATTCTTGCTGATGTTCTTCTAACGTCATGGTAGGTTTATCTAAACGTTCATTTATTTTGTTATGAAGATGATGCATCCATTTTATAAATTCGTCTCGTGAATCTAAATACGGAGATACAGGATACTTTTGTAATATAGATTCATAGACAGACGCCATTGATTTGTTGGGTATAAATTCATAAAAATGATGTATTAAACGATGGTACATTTTTTTCTGAATACTGGTTGGATGAATAGGATAGTGAAACGCAACAGTATGTAAAAAAAACCAATAATGTGGCCCCCAAATCGCAGAGTCCATACAATGTATATGTACATTACTTTACACATCTGGACGAATCGTGTTTTTATGAAATGTGTCTGTATTATAGGCAATGGTTTCTTCTAAATTGGGACTCGTATAAAGGATTGTAATATCAGTATTTTCAGTATAGGGTATATATCGTGGTAAAAGTATTTTTGAAATAGTAGGTATAAAAAAAAGTTGATTATTTGAATATTTAATGTAACCTGGTATAGTTTTAACTAAATTTCTATCATTTGTTCTACACGTAATACAATACACACGTGTACCCTCAATTGGTTCAATATTTAAGGTAGATAATAAATAACCAGCATATAGTTTCATATCTGTGTAATTATATGAAAATGTTTTGGTATCGTCATTGCATACTCCTAGTAAATAAGTTTTATTTGTGACTTCTGCAAAGTTGAGAGAATTGTTAAATGTACTTGATTGAACAGAATCTGGTTTTTTCACCAATTTAAACGTTGAATTATATTGAATAAGTGGTGTGGAAATGCGTCCATTTACGGTAGGATACGTGTATCTTTTTATATTTATATTTTGTGATTGTTCAATTGGAATGTTATATTTTTTTGCTACCTCTATAAGGGCCTTTTTTAAGGATTGAGTTTGCATTAAATTTTTGATTTCTTGTAAATATTTTAAAAGAGGACATGGAATGAAAAATTGTTGATTTCCAATGGTTACAATTGTATAAGTAATCGTATATTTGCTATTCACGATACAACGATTGTTTGTAGTTGCTCTAGATAAAGCTGGTGTTAGAAAACTAGAAGAACACGCTAAAAGTTTGGTACCTGTATAACTTGTTCCTGTACTGGTACTGGTACTTGTAGTACTGGTACTTGTAGTACTGGTACTTGTAGTACTGGTACTTGTAGTACTGGTACTTGTAGTACTGGTACTTGTACTGGTACTTGTACTGGTAGTTCCGCCTGTAGATCCTGTTCCGCCTGTAGGTCCTGTTCCTCCGGGTGGTGGAGGTTGTCCGGTATTCATATATTATAACGGTATTAGTATATGAAAACACGCAAACACAAATTACCTAATATTATAGTGTTTTTAAACATTTTAAATTGTATCAAACTGTTTCATTGGTATACTAAAGATTATTCGAAACATAAAGCAACCGATTCTTTTTATACATCGTTAAATGCTTTAGTAGATTCTTATGTTGAAAAACTCTTTGGTGAAAAAGGACGTAGTAAAGTGCATCATACCATTCACTATTCCACACTTTCAGATGACGATTTTATGAAAGAAATACAACGATTCAAAACGTTTTTAATCCATTTACAAAACCCGTCAACCGATTTATCCAATATTCGTGATGAAATGTTAGGCGAAGTCAATCAGTTTTTATATTTATGGACACTACATTAAAAATCAATATAAACCTAAAATATCTTTATATAATAATGTCTCAACTCTATACCATGTTCCCCATTCAAGATATAGATGCGTGGAACATGTACAAAAAACAAATGGATTGTTTTTGGAGAGTCGAAGAGGTTGATTTATCAAAAGATATGAATCATTGGAAACAATTGACGGAATCCGAACAACATTTTATATCCATGATTCTAGCCTTTTTTGCATCGAGTGATGGTATTGTATTGGAAAATCTTGTTTTACGATTCATGGCAGATGTTCAGTCATCAGAAGCACGTGCCTTTTACGGATTCCAAATTGCCATGGAAAACATTCACTCAGAAATGTATAGTCTTTTGATTGATACTTATGTTGAGTCTTGTAAAAAAAAATCGTTATTTCATGCCATTGATAATTTTCCATGTATTACACAAAAAGCACATTGGGCAATAACATGGATTGGAAATAAAGATTCTTTTGCAACTCGGTTGGTTGCCTTTGCCTGTGTGGAAGGAATCTTTTTTTCAGGTGCCTTTTGTAGTATTTATTGGCTTAAGAAACGTGGAATTATGCCGGGACTTACCTTTAGCAATGAATTAATTAGTCGTGATGAATCAATGCATACCGATTTTGCCGTGTTGCTTTATAAACGTGAAGTACCGCTATCAGAAGACGTGATTCATTCCATTGTAAAAGAAGCAGTAACAATTGAAAAAGAGTTTATTGTTGAATCTCTACCTTGTGCGTTAATTGGCATGAATTCCGAATTGATGAGTCAATACATTGAATTTGTAGCCGACCGTTTATGTGTTCAACTAGGATATTCTAAATTGTTTCATTCAACCAATCCTTTTTCGTGGATGGAAATGATTTCTTTAGAAGGAAAAACCAATTTCTTTGAAAAACGAGTGGGTGAATATTCACTTGCCAATACGTCAAAATCCAATGATATCTTTAGTGCAGAATTTTAATCTAATGTAAATTATGGGTTCAATGATTTCTTGCAGTAAGGAGCTTGATGATTTGGATAAGTTACAAAAAAAATTTGAAAATTATATTGAAACAGTGGATCAAGAAATTGATAAACTCAAACATAATAAATGCAGTAAGGAGCTTGATGATTTGGATAAGTTACAAAAAAAATTTGAAAATTATATTGAAACAGTGGATCAAGAAATTGATAAACTCAAACATAATAAAAACGTGAATAATTTACAAGAAGTAATTGATAAACTCAAAGCTAATTTTCCCAAATCTAAATTTCCCCACTTGTACACGTCACCAAAAACACATTCACCCACAAAAGATGATAAACAATCTGAATCTTCTGCATATAACGACGCTTCCCACCTGTTCGGCACAATTACACCAAAAGGCCGTGGTGGAACCCGTAAAACACGCAAAACTAAAAAAAAATCAAAATGCAAGGGTTCCAGACGTTCAAGAAATAAGTTTGCCAATTAATTGCATCTCAAGTTAAATCCATTCTAAAATTAAATGTAAATGTTTTTTATCTTTAAATATAAAAAATATTATGGGACAATATGAGTTATCTTTTGTTTAAAAAAAATATAATTATTTTATGGGTTTTATTTTTAATCTTAATGTTAATTAAGTTTTTAAAATTTAAAGAGGGATTTTCACAAGGTATAAGATATATTAGAATTGTTAATTCTTTACAAAGTTCTTCTAATTTTATTCAAATTGGTGAATTGAAGGTATTTGATAAAAGTGGTAATAATGTAGCTTTAGGAAAAAAAACTAATTCATCTGGGGAATGGCCCAGTTTAATTTCAAACAATGCAATTGATGACAATTCTACTACATTTTTTCATACTGCTAATCCACCAAAACAAACTGATTTTTGGGAAATTGATTTAGGTACAGAATATATTATAGACAGTATTGAATTTAATAATCGTAAAGATTGTTGTCAAGAAAGAATTATTGGATGTACTATGATTATTATGAATAATGATAAAAAAATAGTTGAGCAATTTAGTTTTACATCAAATGAAATGGTACAACATTTTATACCTTCATTTACAGGAGCTACAGGCGCTACAGGCGCTACAGGCGCTACAGGCGCTACAGGAGCTACAGGAGCTACAGGAGCTACAGGAGCTAAAGGAAATACAGGAAATACAGGAGCTACAGGACCGGTTGGTACAACTACCGGTGCAACTTGTTCAAGTGGTATAAATTGTTGGTAGAATGTTTAAACATCTTTAGTATGTATGAAGAATTGCCATCACGTCTTTAGAATTGACAAATATTTTAAACCATAATTTGATGTGAAAAGCATTGTAAACATAATCGTAAAATGGTGACGTTTACGCAAAAAAATATTGAAGCAATATTGTATTATCAAATAGTATGGGTAGTATGTTGTCATGTTCACGTGAATTAAAAGAATGCAAACGTGACTTAGATGATTGCAAATCAAAATTAGAACTACATATCAATCCAAAGTTGAGAACAACCAAACAAAGATTACTGAAGGACAATAGACCGAATGGTGGAAAACGTCGCAAATCTAAACGCAATCGGTCAAACAGAACTCGTAGATATCTATAGCATCCATTTACCGTGTAATTATACGTGGAGCTACATTCATGGTAATTAATTCATGAAACAACAATTTACATGCGTACGGAAGTTTCACCATGGAAAAGTCGGTTCGGTTGTCACATAGCTTGCATAAATGCATGTGTCCTGCATCATTGTGAGAAGCAATCATACCGCATTTTTTACACACGTGAATTTTAAACGCATCTGACGCATCGTACATTCTGCCTTTGGTAAAATACGATGCACCATGCGAAATCATACAATCTCGTTCCATTTCTCCAAATCTCAACCCACCATCTCTTGCCCGCCCTTCAGCAGGTTGTCGTGTTAATCCAACTGCCGGTCCAAGTGACCGACTATGTTGTTTATCAATGACCATGTGTTTCAATCGTTGATAAAAGCATGGACCGATAAAGATGCTAGATTCCATTTGTTCTCCCGTCATGGCATTGTACATTAGCTCATTGCCTGTTGATTCATACCCCAATTTAATCAATTCATCGGCAATGGTTGTAATGGATAAATCGGTAAAAGCCGTTCCATCACCAAAGATGCCAAGTTCAAGTAATACTTTGCCAAGCAGGGTTTCTTTTAATTGTCCAATGGTCATTCGAGACGGAATTGCATGAGGATTGATGATAATATCTGGTTTTAATCCTTCAGCCGTAAAGGGTAAATCCACTTCGGGAATGATGTTTCCGACAGTACCCTTTTGACCGTGACGAGAACTAAATTTATCGCCAATTTCAGGAATTCGGTCCGAACGAATCCGACATTTCCAAGACGTATATCCTTCACCATTGATTCCAATATGGTTTCTATCCATGTAACACTGTTCATCCGTGCGAAAATATTTACTGGTATCTTCAAATTTAATGGTTTTTGTTAAATCGTTTCTTGCTTCCTTGATTGGCGTTACTTTACCCATGATAATGTCCATGTTTTCAATCTCTGTATTTACAGGCATAACTCCATCCAATCCAATTTTTGAATAATTACTAAATTTCATTCCCTTGGTTCGTTGTGGGTCGGGCTTGCACCGAATCTCTTCGTCGCCCGTTCGTTTATCTTCTTCTTTTTCTGTATGAAATGCGGTTGTCCTGAACAAACCTCGGTCAATAGCACCCTGATTGATCATGACGCTATCTTCTTGATTGTATCCCGTATGCGTCATGATGGCAACAATGACTGTCATGCCAGAAGGCAAATCATTTAATTTTAGCATTTGCATGACTCGTGTATCTACAATTGGTCTTCCGGGTGTATTTAATATCCATGCGGTTTTATCCATACGTTCTTGATAATTGGTAACGTAGATACCAATGGCTTGTTTGCCCATCGCACATTGATAAGTATTTCTTGGAGACTGATTGTGTTCTGGAAAAGGAATGCAAGATGCTAACACTCCGAAGATTGTGCTGGGGTCAATTTCACAATGGGTATATCGATAGGTTGAATCTAATTCTTTGGTCATGGATATCATTGCCGAATTTTGTTCAGTCGGGTCAACGTACTCGATGATGGATTCTCGAGTATGACTGATTAATAAATCATCCCATGTCATCTTTTTTTCTCTTAGTAGAGTCGCAATTTCAGGCGTGTACAGTATCTTTTGTTGATTCACTTTAAATAACGGACGAACAAGTCTACCGGGGTCGTTGCAGATAAGTATTTCATTAGCATTGTAATCAAATACAATTGAGGTATAAATACTAATGATTGACGAGTACTTTTTATATTTCATGGATTTATACAGAGCCTCGGGGTCTTTTGTACAGCCTATCCATGTTCCATTGATAAATACTTTGGTGAGAGCGTCTAACGAAAGCGGCTCCAGTTCACCGATTTGTTTGTACAAGGACGTGCTATCTGAACGAACCGTAATATGGGACATCACCGCCATGTTTTTAACCAACCCGACCGATTGACCTTCAGGTGTTTCTGCAGGACATAAGAATCCCCACGTACTATTGGACAACTTACGTGGAGCAACTAATTTGCCACTTGCCGCTACAGGTGTATTGATTCTTCTAAGATGACTTAGCGAGGATGCATACGTTAAACGATTTAACACTTGAGCGACACCAACTTTATTTGTATTCATTTGTTTAATTCCAAAATCGCCGGTGGATAAGGCTCGTTTCAGTCCATTTTCAATGGTGGTGGACCGAATTAATTTGTACACGTTGGTGTACGTAATGATGGACTTGTAGTCTTCACGTGATTTCCATGACCCCGTGTTCATTTCTCGAATGATTTGTTTTTGCATGTCCTTGACCATTTTGTTAAAATAATTGCGGTACAAATCATTCAATAAACTACCGGTCAATCCAATTCGTTTGTTCAAATAGGAATCACGGTCGTCACACGGAGTGCGTCCCAAGGAACATTGAATTAATTTGTGGGCCATGTACCCCAACATGTATATTTTTTGTTCTGGAGTTTTACAATGAGAAAAGAAATCTGTCGTCAATACATCCTCAACCACTTCAGGTTTTTTTAAACTAGATTTATCTATAAACGTGTTGTACATGACTTGGGAAGAAATGTAGTGAATGGCTTCTTCTTGTGTTAAACAAGTGGAAGATTCCACAATCGATGGACGAAGTAGTTCTAGTATTTCATCGTCCATTTTATTCAACGACATAAACTTGCATATTTCTTTGTCACTCAAGATTCCCAGCGCTCGGAACACAATGCCAATCGGAATGTATTTACGTACCCGAGGTAAATTAACTTGAATAACGTCACCCGAGGGTGTTTTTAAGATATACAAGTTAATTTGTTTAGGTGAAATACGCTTTGTATCAGGAGTACATTTAATTTCTGCTTGAAATAAATGTTTTTGTGAATTGCTTGCAGGAAAACAATAAATTTTATTTTCGGCCGTGCGTTCTTGTCCCAAAACCGTCTTTTCAGAACCATTGATAATAAAGTATCCGCCTGGGTCGTAGCGGCACTCTCCAGTTGTTTGACAATCTAAATGTGAATAATGAGTTAATACACATGCAGATGATTTTAACATGATGGGAATTTTTCCAATGTGAATTTGTTTAATGACATTGTTAAAACATTGTGTGTCTTCTAGCATAGGACCACTTCGAACAAAGTATTGAATATTTAAATCAATGGTAGTGGTGGATGCATACGTAAAATTGCGCAACCGTGCTTCTTGGGGAAACATGACCTTGGTAGACCCATTGTTCTCGTTAATTTGAGGCAAGTTCATTTGAAAATTGGTAAATCGAATCCACACTTCTAATTTGTATTTTTTTACAGTTGCATCATAAAACTGGTCGGAATGAACCACAATGGGATTGAATTGGTCAATCGTTTGTTGAATTTGTTGCGTAACAAATTCATTATAAGATTCTACTTGATGTTGAACTAAACGTTCAAGATGAGCATCTTCAAAATAAGAACGAATTGCATCCCATGAATTCATTGATGATGACATAACACGCTTAATTAATCAATTTTATCTTTAATACGTTTTAAAATGAAGGTGATTCTGTGAAGACTTCTGTTACTTTAGGTTGTAAGTTAAATTGTGTAGATACATGTAATCCTGCCATACTACTTAACAGTACTACAATACCTTCTTTGATATTAGGACTCGGTGATTCTTTATAATGTAACCCCATGTTAATGACAACATAAATAACACTAATGATACAAGCTATCATCAACGTATTCATAGTGTTCTTTTATAAAAAATATACACAATTATAACTTAAAATTGATTTGTATTTTTATCTACCTAGAGTATTATGGATTCTCTTACGTATGAAACGACCATTCCTTTTGTTGCTCCCATTACAGAGGGACGTGTTGTAAAGACCTATGATGGTGATACGATTACCATTGCAACTTATTTGCTCGGAACAGCGTATCGTTTTACAGTTCGATTAAATGGAATTGATACACCAGAATTAAAAAAATCATCACCAGAAGAAAAAGCATTGGCCATCAAAGCACGAGATGAGTTGCATGAACTTATCTATCACAAAGTAGTGACTTTAAAAAACACTACAACTGAGAAATATGGTCGTATTTTGGCAGATGTTTATTTAGAGGATATATGTGTGAATGAATGGATGATTGAAAAGGGACATGCCAAACGGTACGATGGAGGACATAAAGAATCATGGTAACTTTAAGACAAATCGTAATTATCAAACGTATATTTAAATTTATTTTTGATTTTTTTAGTTTTTTTAGATTTTTTAGTTTTTTTTAGCGTTTTGTTTTTTTTAAATCCTCCGGAAAGGACAACCTCTTTTACTTTGGGTGAGTCTAACTCGGGTGAGTCGGGTTCAACCTCTTTTACTTGGGATGAATCTAAAAATGGTATTAATTCCATTGCATGAACAACTCTAAATTCATATTTAAAAAGTTTGCTAAAACAATGTGTATCCAATGGTTCTTTACAATAATGATTATAAAATCTATTCATAAAACCAATTTGTTCAATTATACTTAAAATAAGACCATTTTTTCCTAACATACAAAATGGTTTGTCTGAAAAATTAGAAGTTTTGTTTTTACATTCAATTAATGTTTGGTTCCTTTTGTCTGGTTCAGAGGTAATATCTTCACCGGATTGAATTGTTCGAACCACATGTGTTACTGTAGATACACACGTATAATCTTCCATTCTATAACTTAATGAGTTTGCTATAGCATTAATTAGACTAATTAAAGCATTTATATCTTCTCCATTCTCAGATGTGTTTAAAAATTTAATTCTCTCTGTTTCTGCTAATACTAATGCATCATAATACATTTTTCTTGAGGCAGATGTTTGTATATATTTGCCGTTTTCATATGATGATTTAAGATAAGATACCATTTGTGTTTTTGCACTATTGTATGCTTTAGTTAAGATTGTTATATCTATATCTTGTATAAAATGTCCTACATTCACGTTGGTTTTTAAAAATTTTAAAACTTTTTGTTCTTTATCAGAAAGGACAGGTTTGTTTAAATGATTTAAAATTATTTCATCTGTTTTATCCGTGTTAAATATTGATTTAACATATTCTTCATTTTCAGGTTTAACATCTTCATTTTCAGGTTTAACATCTTCATTTTCAGGTTTAACATCTTCATTTTCAGGTTTAACATCTTCATTTTTAGGTTTAACATCTTCATTTTCAGGTTTAATTGTGTCAATTAATTGATTTCTTGCAACACTATACATTGCGCAGGGAAGTAAAGAAGTTATATCTGTAATTTTACTTGTATCTAAATAAAATGTTTCTTTTTCATCAACTTTTATTGTTAACATATCACCATACAATTCTATATCATATTGTAAAGTGTCATACGTAGTAAGAACTATAAATAATCCTTCAATTAACCAAATTACATTTGCCATTTTTGGGTCTGAATCTCTTTTATAATTTCCAATAAATTGAATACCTAAATCTATATCAGAGGTTTTATTATAAGATCCAAAATTACCTAATTCAAAAAGTTTATATAAATCTTGTACTGACTCAGGAAACATTGATTCATCTGGTGTTAAACGTTTAACATTTTCAAATGTGTCTTTCGTTGTCATGCATAATGTCGCAATTATGAGAATATTATAAAGTAGTAATGTTCTAAGAATCCATAATTTTTCTTGTTGGGATTCTTGGTTTTTAAATGTTTCTAAATATGTTCCGTTTAATTTCATGTCCTTAAGAATTAATTCAATTTGGTTTAAAACAGTATCATAATCTTCCTGAAGATCAAACACAATTTCTTTATTAATGTTGAATAATGGTAATACTTTATGTCCTAATCCTTTCAAAAATAATTCAATATCGGTCGTGCAATGAGAATTTATACTCTTAATGGTAAATTTTATAAGTGTCATATCTATTATATAGATTATCTTGCACATATAATCTTCTCTGGAACACACTAATCGGTAGCCCAGGGAGAACACATGATCTCCATTTCTTCAAGGTCTTCTCGATTGTTTGGAAATTGTTCTTCCATTTTATAATTTAATTGATCAAGCATGTTTGATATATTGGTAGCATGCGCACCACCTACATAAATAATTACGTTTTTCATGCGAGATTTAATCATTCGTGCAACCGTATAAATATCCATGATACATCTTGCCGCCTCAAATACTTTTTGGATGGTTGTTGCATGGGATAATATAGTGCCAGTTAAAAAATCTTCTGCAAACTGTATATTAAAGTCGGGATTGACAAGTGTTGCCTTACCAATTTCTTTTAATACTATAGTGTTTTCAGTTAAGAGTGTTTTTATACCATCTAAAGTACTAAAACGGTCGATCAGTTCTGGACTTAATCTCAGTGTCACGTTTTTATTGATTCCATGAACAATATCAGCATAAAAACTTTTAATCCATGGCGGCATTTCATTCAAGGCATTTCGGAGTGTTCTTTTAGGTACTGGTTCTGCAATCGTAAGTGGTTGTATGGTTGGACTAAACCGTTTGGATATCATGTAAGGGTTTTTAGAATAATCGCCATCCACCCAATGAGCTCTTACTTTTCCACATGTATGAGTTCTTATACATTCATGCAAGAGTGATCTAATATTTAGGATTTGTTCATTCTCGGGACCATACACTTCAGGTGGCATATATATACTTTCTTCATGTTCTTCTAACATGATATCCACCGAAGTGTTTGTGGATTCAAGGTCTTGCATAAAAGCAATGAACGTTTCATACGTTCCATTTCCAACAAAATTTCTAGGGTAATGCATTTCTCCAATGATGAAAATATTAGCATTACCTTTAGAAAACCAATATTTCTTAACAACCATCTCTAACTCACTATACAAAAAATACCATTCAGCTAATTTTACAAATTCGTTCTTTTGTTTTGTTTTAGTCGCAATGACGTCTCGAATTGTTTTACGAGTTTTAGGTTTGGATTTTTTAACTTGTTTACGAGTTTTAGGTTTAACCGATTCCCATTTGAGCATATAATAACGCATTATTATAATGGGAAATATGTTTGGTCAAATTTTTTCTTGGGATACCATTTTTGGTAATGATTTAAAAGAAACTACATATAATAAACAAACCATTCATATCAATCCGTCCGTATACGAGAAACTTTTAGATCAACGTAAAATCTTAATAAACATATTAGATAAAAATTGTAATTGTACTTTAACTGACACACAAATAAAGCAATTGGAAGAAATACGCAAGGAGGACTCCTACGTTGATGCCAAAAAAACTGGCGGTAAATCTAGAAAACATAAAAAAATAAAAACTCGTAAAAAAATACGCAACAGATTTTTATAACTGTATAAATATATGGAAAATATGTCTGTTGAGGATAAAAAAAGGATATACAAAAATATATTAAAATTAAACAAAGACCTAATTAAGTTAAAAAAAAAATTAAAAAATTGTAAAGAAAATATAGAGAATGTTTCTTTTATCACATCAGATGCGGGTGAAACACCTAATTTTGGTATGCTATATGATATGGACAATAACTGGGACTGGGACAACTGGACCTTTAAAATTAAACTATTTTAGGCATTCTTGTAAATCTTTATATTCCTGTTTGTGATGCTCTGAGATAAGGCTACAATTTTCTAAAACATTATTTAAAATAATTTCAATATCTTCACTGACAACATAAAAATAAACCACACTAAAAATTACGCAAGAGTATAAATTATTTTTATATAAATTTATTAAGTATATATTATGGGAAGTATGCATAGTAGGATGTCGCCTAATATTGAAGATTCCGTTAAAAATTTAGATGTCCTATGTAACTCTTGTTACAATGATTTAATCATTTGTTACTCGGATTTATATAAAATCAAAGAATCAATCAAAAAATCAAAAGAAATCAAAAAATCAAAAGAGAATGCAGAATCAATCAATAATGATGACCCCCACACTGATGCCGATGGTGACAGATTCTTTGATGTCACTGGCGGTAAATCTAGAAAACACAGAAAATATAAAAAACGAACCTATAGAAAATTACATTAATTGAATCTATTTAAATTATTACTCTTTCTTTATTCTATGGAATATGTTCATAAAATGTTATCCAAACCTGAATGTTTAGTTCAACATCATTTAGATTCCTATAATTTATTTGTATCCCGTATTAAAGTAATCATTTCCAAGAAAAACCCCATGGTGATTTTAAAAAATAAAATCGACGGTGTCTTTCAACACGAGTGCAATATGTATATAGGAGGGATTGACGGAACCGATATCGTGTTTGGAAATCCAATGTTTAAAGAAAATGGAGTTCAAAAAGTCATGTATCCCAATGATGCAAGACTTCGTAACATGAGTTATTCGTTTAGCGTTCATGCCAAGATTACGTTTGTCTTTAAACATGTGTCTCAAGAAGTTCCTTACGGTGAATTTACCACGCCATTGGTTCTTTTAGGATATTTTCCCATTATGATTCAATCCAACATGTGTATTTTAAACTCCATGCCACCTGATGTAAGATTTAATATGGGAGAATGTAAAAACGACCCTGGTGGATATTTCATTATTGACGGAAGTGAAAAAGTGCTTGTGTGTCAAGAAGGACGAGCCAACAATAGCATCGTTGTCATGAAAAAATTTTCAGATACATATTATTACGGCGCCATCATTAAATCCGAATCAGAAGATGAAACCAAACTAGCTCGGTCAACTACAGTTTATATTGTAACCAAACCAGACCAAGACACTCTTACCATAGATAATGTATCTCTTCATCAAATCGTAGTAGAGTTACCTGATGTGCATCATCCCATTCCTCTTTTTATTGTCATGAGAGCACTTGGCATTATTTCAGATAAACAAATCATTGATATTTGTTTGCAAGGAGAAGATACGCTGATTCCCTATTTTCACGATAGCGTGTGTGACGCTGGAAGTATCTATACCCAAGCCATGGCCATTCAATTTATTGGAACGTTTACAAAGTTTCATTCCATTCATTACTCGTTGCGTATTTTATCAGAGTTATTTTTACCTCATATGGGTGAGCTTAACTTTATAAATAAAGCTTATTTTTTAGGTTACATGGTGAAAAAGTTATTACGTGTAGCTGTAGGAATAGATAGTCCAACTGACCGTGATTCCTACCGTTATAAACGTGTAGATACTACTGGTGTGTTATTGACTCATTTATTTACCGATTTCTACAGAAAGCAATTGCATCATATGGATCGCAGTGTTGAGCGAATTTACAATAAAAACGAACATTTATACAATGATACTGAGTTGTTTCCCTCGTTATTTATAAATAATTATCCTGCCTTGTTTGAAGAACGAGTGACTGAACGAGGAATACTAAGTGGGTTTAAAGGTAAATGGGGAGCCGTGTCTTACACCAAAAAAGTAGGCATTTCTCAAAAACTAAATCGTCTTAGTTATAACTCTGCCATTTCTCATTTACGAAAATGTGTTCTTCAATTGGATAAAAGCGCCAAAGTGACGGGACCTCGATTACTGCACACGTCTCAATGGGGAATGTACGACCCCGTTGACACGCCCGATGGAAGTGATGTAGGTGCGCACAAACATTTAGCCATTTCTACTAGAATCACGGAAGGATTTCCAAAACAAGTCGTGTTGGACGAATTGTATCGGTTGAAGATTACGCTAATCTCTCTAGAAACGTTTGCCAACATTCCGCTTTATGTTAAATTGTTTTTGAATGGTGAATGGCATGGATGTGTTGAGAATCCAGAAGAAACCGTTGGTTTATTAAAAACAAGTCGTCGGTATGGTCGGTTGCCGTTGTCGACGAGTATTAGTTGGAACATTGGTGAAAATATCATCTATATATCCACAGATGCAGGTCGGTTACAACGTCCTTTATTTTATGTGGAAGATGGCAACATGATAGAACCGGATGCATCTCTATCGTGGTCTGAATTAATTCAAGGAAATGCAGAACGTCCGTGTTACATTGAATATTTAGATACGGAAGAATCCAATACTTCTTTGATTGCCTTTTCCAAAGAAGACATTACGTATCATACGCATGTAGAGATACATGCCTCTTTTTTGTTAGGATTTATGGGAAATCAAATTATTTTTCCAGAACATTCTCCTTTACCTCGTAATTCATTTTCATGTGGACAATCTAGACAAGCTATATCGATGTATCATACCAATTATCAAAATCGAATGGATACGATGGGAGTTGTCTTGAATTACGGACAAGAACCGTTGATTCAAAGTAGTTTTCTTCCCAAATTTGGATGCTTACCGAATGGAGTCAATGCGATTGTCGCCATCATGTGTTACACGGGATACAATACCGAAGATGCTATTTTATTTAATCGTGCTTCGATTGAACGAGGCATGTTTAACACGAGTTATTTTAAAACGTATGAAATGCAAGAAAAGCCGGGCGATTCACCTGTCGTCTTTGAAAAAAGTAGTACGACAGATGACTATGGACTTGCACCACTGCATACCAAAGTGGATTCTGAAACCATTTTAATGCGTATGGTCAATGGTACTCATGTTAAAACGGTTCATCCCAAAAAAGACCAGTTGGGGTATGTAGACCGTACTTTTATGACAGATAATACTCTGGGAAATCGTACCGCTAAAGTCCGCATTTGTCACACGAGGACACCGTCCATTGGAGATAAATTTGCTTCACGGGCTGGACAAAAGGGAACATGTGGGTTAATCATCAACGAAGAAGATATGCCTTTTACGGCAGAAGGAATCCGTCCAGATTTAATCATTAATCCTCATGCACTTCCCTCACGCATGACCTTGGGTCAATTGATTGAAAGCGTACTAGGTAAGCTTCATTTAAATATTGGTACAAAGGGGGACTGTACTGCATTTAATACAGATATTCAGTACAAGGAAGAATTAACCGCACGAGGATTTCATAGTAGCGGTACTGAAGTCTTGTGCAATGGAATGACAGGAGACTTGTTAGAAAGTGATATTTTTATTGGTCCTACCTATTACTTGAGATTGAAACACATGGTTGAAGATAAAATTAATTTTCGAGAACGTGGACCCATGACGGCCTTGACACGCCAACCCGTACAAGGACGCTCCAATGAAGGTGGTTTGCGTATTGGTGAAATGGAACGTGATGGACTTGTTGCCAATGGTATATCTTCGTTTGTACGTGACACCATGATGGCACGTGGAGATGGAACCATGTTGGTTCATAGTTCTAGAAAACCGTATCGCATTTGTGTAGATAATCAATCAGGATTGTTATCCATTTTCAATGAAAACAAAATTCAAAAAAGTATCATGAATCCAGATTACGAAGGTTCGTTTAGCGTGCTTCATGTCCCGTATTCCTTTAAATTGTTAATGCAAGAATTGTCTACCATGAATGTTCAAATGAGATTGATTACATCGGATAACCTACCGCATTTTGAATCCATGAAAGGTATTGAAATTGAAAAACCCTCCTTTTTATCTTTACCCACAACGATTTATTCTATTAAACGAAATCATTTATATGCGTCTCTTACAGACCATTGTTTAAATTCCCAATTATTTACTCATAGATTCTTGAATCCTACCATGTTTCCTTGCATTGAATCAGAAGATGAACTTACACAATTACGCTTTGCTGTACGTGATATGCATCCTTCCACCTATACCACAATTCATCATGCAGAACGATGTGCTCTTGATATTTATAAAACGAACATGAATAGTTTTGACGTAACCTTGGATTATTACTGGTCCAAAATGAAAACCGGAATCTTTGTTCGAATTAAAAATAATAAATTGTTTAATTTTATTTTAATGTACAATGTAAATTATAAGAATGATTTTGACATTAAAAACATGGACGAGTTTATGAAATCCTTACCGGCTCATAAAAAGGCTCAAGTGTCTAACGACGTTACCACATGGCATGCCACCAACTGTTTGTTGCGAACCGAGAAAAAAAGTAACGACAAAGACCCTACCGAAGGATACTTGCCACAATTTTATGACATGTTGGTGGAAACGTGCAGTCATCGTAAAGTAAATGATTGTATGTTTTTTATGACACGCAAAGATTTTCCTCATTTACGAAAAGATTGGAAAGAATCCTTTGATTCAATCTATGGTGATGCCGATTTAAAAGCACCCTACAAAGATGCTCCTTTTATACCGGTGGTCTCTCAAAGTACAACGGTAAATCATGCTGATTTTCCCTTTCCAACAGGAGATGATTGGGAATCTATATGTAAGCAGAAAAAGTTTGCCTCCAATTCGTATCAGGGAATCACTTGTAAAAATGATAGTGTGAAATTGAATCCACCGTCGTGGGAACACCGCAAAGTTGAATTTATTTGGAGAGGTCAAGGAACGGGGTGTGGGAATACACCCGAAACCAATCCCCGCATGAAACTAAACCAGTACATGGAGAATGGTAGTATTCCTGGACTCAATGCGTACATTACACGATATACAGACCGCATCAAAGGAGTACAAAAGGATGGATTACACATTGAGTATTTAGGTAAAACAAAAGAACAAAATACCCTGTCCATGGACGAACAAATGGCGTGTAAATTTATTATCAATGTTGAAGGAAATTCGGCTGCGTATCGTTTTGGACCCTTGTTAGGATTAGGATTTTGCATTCTAAACGTAGATTCTGTTTATACGTTATGGTTTGAACCCATGATTCAAAAATTATCTATTACAGACCCGAATATTGCACAAGCGCATTGTATTCGTGTAAAACATGATTTAAGTGATTTAGCTGAAATTGTACAGTGGTGCAAAGACCATGATGACATTTGCAAACAAATTTCAATCAATGCCACGACGTTTTATTCAACACATTTTACACAAGACTTTGTCTATGATTATGTAGCAGATTTGTGTAATTCTATTTCAACTTTAGTAACAACCCCTAAAAGTATTTACGAGGAACATAAGGTGGCACTTAAAAAGATGACCAAACCAAAAGATTTAAAAATTATCTCATGTGGTGCGATTCCTTCCCAAACCAATAAAGCCATTATCATTGTACCTTTTAGAGATGGAACTCAAAATCGGTCGGAACAATTACAACAGTTTTTAGACCACTATAAAAATATTCCTATTTTAGTGATTGAACAAAGTAACGACCATAAGAAATTTAACCGTGGTTCTTTATTGAATATTGGATATGATTATTGTGTTCATTATTTGCCTCACATTACAACGTTTCTATTTCACGACGTTGACATTTTAATGACGCAAGATATTATTGATAAGTATTACGTAGAAGATGGACGAGGATTAATGCATTTAGGTTCGTTAATTCAATCGGATAAATACAATACAAGTCCTACGTTTTTAGGTCGTGTGCTTCGTGTATCCAAACAAGTTATTCAAGATATAAATGGATTTCCCAATACCTTTTATGGATGGGGTGGAGAAGATGATGCGTTATGGAGTCGAATTCATATGCCATTGCATCGCCCCAATGAACCGAAAGAGGGGATTGAGCTACCTACGGTAAACGATATATTTACTTCAAAGTCAAACGAGTTAAAAGAAGAATATAAAATAGAACGAATCCTAGCAGATCAATTGCAATGGAAAATTGACGGAATAAATTCACTTCAATACTCTGTTGTACAACATAAAACCATGAATGACTGGTGCCATAAATTAACAGTTGAATTATCTCCCACTGCTGAATACAAGATACAACCTGCTCCTTTAACGCCAACACCTATGCCATCTACTGGCGAATTGATTGAACTAACTAATTCAGATTCAATTGACGTTGGCACAAATAAAAAGATTCACTTATAATATGAAAAATAAGTTTACTCGTAAAAATAGGACACAAAAACTTATATATGAATGTCCAAATGCAGCACAATGTATGATGTTTGGAATTAAAACAAAACAGATACAAGACGTGTTTCGTTTTGATTTTAATCTAGTTACATCGATTAAGAATATTGCAGAGCCGTCCTCCAATGGTTTTGTACATAAATTAACGTTTGATAAGAACTACATTATGTATGCCACTTTAAAATCAAATGTTGCCGCTAGAAAAGACAATCTAATGTATGAATATAAAGTAGGACAATTTTTAAATCAAGTTGGTAAAAATTTTCCCTGTTTTATAGAAACCTATAAATTATTTAAATATAAAAGTGAGGAAGATTGGTTCATCTGTAGTAAAATTAAATCGTCCAATGACACGTCCATCTTAAAGGCATTACAGCCTCTGTCCTATGATTTAAAAAAAGGATGCAAATATGCAAAATATATAGCACTTTTAACTCAATTTATACCTAACAGTATATCCTTGTACGATTTTTGTGAAAATAAACCAGATTACAGTGAATTGTTGGGTATTTTATTTCAAATTTATTACTCCTTGTATCATTTACGACATTATTTTACTCATTATGATTTACATGCGGGCAATATTTTATTATACAAAATACATCCTACCCAATCCATTAAATTTAATTATACGGTCAATGGAAAAATTGTATCCTTTTGTTGTTCTTATCTTGTAAAAATAATTGATTATGGACGTTGTTATATTCCTGACTCTAAACAAATCTACAATGACGTATGTCATTTATCCGAATGTAATCCTAAATGCGGTGCTAAAAAAGGGTTTAATACGTTTGATTTAATCAACGATAAAATTTTTTATCATATTGTATCTCAAAAAAAGAATGAAAGTTTTGATTTAAAATGTTTAAAGTATTGCTCTGATGTATGCAATGATTATCCTAAAACCCATCTTATTCAACGTAAGCTTGCCAATCTTACTATTTTGTACTCCAAGCACGGCACAGCGGAACGATTGGATTCCATTCAACCCTTTAAAATAACAAATGAAATACGAAATTTAACAGATGCATATCAAGTGATACAAGAATTGATACCTTATTCAAATGTATGTTCTTCTAATTGGGGAGTAATGAATGTCTATGGAAATAAACCAATCACATTTATAAAAATCAATTAAACAAAAATAGACATAGTCAAGTATGATGGATTATTACAGTCAGTCAAGTCAATCAAAAGAAGACGCTATAAAAGAAGTAGTTAAGGAAATAAACGAAGAAAAAATAGTAAGAAGTATAATCAATAACATGCCTGGGTTGGGTTCTATTGTTGGATGGACGTATTGTTTTAAACCAGATGTGATACGCCAAGTAAAAATACGGGTTCATAATAGAAAGGTTGAAGCCTACTGGGTTAACTATGTCATGCGCAAGATAACAGGCAAGTATGTCTGGTATTTTTAAACTAAAAACATGTAAAGTTGTAAATTCTTTTAGAGGAAAATATTAAAATGACGCAAGCGTTCAAAATTTATCAAGTTTAAAAATTTACCTAATAAAATTGAGTTTAAAACTATTTTCTTCAAATATACAATGGACATTTCAGTGACACAAGTTTATTTATCACGTATTCATCTTCTTGAAATTTTAAAGGACCAAGGATACAATGTATCGAATTACGACAACTATAGCTTGTCCATGGTTGGAAGTATGATGGAGAATAAAAGGTTGGATTTACAACTACAACATTCCTCAGGAAAACAAATCTTTATTAAATATCATTTAGATTCTAAGTTAGTTATACCAACCATTACTTGTTCCTTGTTTGATGAAGTTGAAGGTGAACATCCCATTTTAAAAAAAACGGACGATTTAATGATTATTTCAAAAATAGATCCTAACGATACCATGATAGCAGATATGAACACGTTATGGAACGATTCTTCCATCTACGTATCTGTCATCAATATTAAACGGTTACAATTTAATATTTTAAAACATGTAAGTGTACCCAAGCACGTTCTCTTATCAGAAGAAGAAAAAAAACAGTTGTATAAAAAGTATCATATACAATCAAATGCAGATTTACCTACCATTAATAGATATGATGCGGTTGCACAAATATTGTGCATTCGTCCTGGCATGGTATGTTGTATTCACAGAAAAAGTAAAACCGCCATTGTGACCTATTATTATCGTGTATGTGTGTAACGTTTTAATCCTATGTCTAAATCGTTACAGGTCTGACATATACAATGCACTTATGTTAATTTTTTTAGATTTCCGTGTTTATATAAAAACATTTGAATCTATATTTACAAAATTACCCGATGCAAATTGAGGTATTTGAGTGTATTTTGAATCTTTTAATAATTTACGCATGGTTTTAATTAATGTTCTCCACGATGTTTGCGGTAATTTTAAACTTTCAAGTAAGGACCACGTCATTGCTCCCTGAAACTTATTGTTAATATAAGCATCCGCACTCGTTTGGTGTTCTGTGCACCCAC